TTTTAATGGAAAGTCACAAAACCAATTATCTAACTCGTCACTAAAAAAATAATTCTTTTTTTGAATCACCAAAAATTATTTTATAAATAATCAAATAATTCTGTAGAATCGTTTCTTAGTCGACGAATAGCCTTTTCTTTAATCTGACGAACTCTTTCTTTTGTTAAACCAAAATCACTTCCAATATCTTCTAAAGTTCGTGGTGTTCCCGTCAAACCAAAATAATCACAAACAATAACTTTTTCGCGAGTGTCTAAAACATCTAAAAGAGTCATCAACTTATCTTTAAGAATATCTTGGGTATTAAAAAATGCGTCAGGCAAAACGGCATTTTTATTTTCAATCATATCTAACAAAGTATCACCTTCTTCATTGATATTCATGTCAAGATCGATTATTGAAGGTAATGTTGAAAACTTGTCCTCAAGTTTTTTTCCTGACTGCTCAACCTCTTTTTTTGCCTTTTGTAGATCCTGCACCACATTGACCGGTAGTCGAATGGTTCTTGCGTTGTCATTTAAAGACTGAATGATCGATTGTTTAATCCACCACACACCATAAGATATAAAACGGAGATCTTTTTCCCAATCAAAGTTTTTAATTGCCTTCATAAGTCCTAAATTTCCTTCAGCAATCAAATCAGACAAATCAAGTCCTTGATTTTGATATTGTTTTGCTACCGTAATTACAAAACGAAGATTTCCTTCAATGATCTCTTGCTCAATTCGTCTTCGTTCATAAGTTGGTGTTTCTTCTGACTTCATTTTTTTTGCCAACTCTTTTTCTCTTTCTACAGTCATTACCTTAATTTTTCGAATATCCTTTAGGTAATGTTGTATTTCCTCTTGATTTATATGTGCTCCCGTGTTTTTGTCTTTCATATATTATAATTAGATTGATTTTGAGTACTCTTGTAATTTTTGTTTTTCTATTTCTGTAAGTGACTCCATACCTTGAAAGCTAATCTTATCAAGTAACTCGTCAAGTGTCATGTTACAAACCTGTGGTTTTTTTATTTTCATAATGAGATCTGATAAGTCCAAAAAAATTTCGCCATCTTTTGATGCTTTGAATTCATAATTGATTTTTGGGGGTGTTGGTTTGTTTTTTGATTTGGTTTTCTTTAACGACAACAAGTGCTCAAGGTTGTCTTTTGGCATGTTGGACGCTGAACTTCTTGGTTTGGGTGTTAGAAAATATTCAAAACAATTAAGTTCGTCGTTGATAATATTGATCCATCCTGCCATTTCATCGATTGTCATGTCTGATGCGAAGTGAAATATTGCGTGTTTGTCTCCAAACATAAATTTCGCTTCCTTGGATGTCATTTGTTCTGCAATTCTACTTGCAATTTCATTTGTGGATATTTCTGAGTTTTCAACTGTGTTGTCGTAATAAACAAAAAGTAAGTAATTCATGTGTTGTTTTTAAAATGTTCTACAAATATACTAATAAAATTGGGATTTGTTCTAATTTTTCACCCTTTCAAGACAAATATTAAAATATTGCTCAGATATTTCAGATCCTATATAATTTCTTTGTGTTTCTATTGCACCTTTTGCTGTTGTACCACTACCCATAAATGGGTCAAAGACAACATCATTTGGGTTTGTCCAACTTATTATATGGTCCTTTACAAGTTGTATTGGGAATATTGCTGGATGTTGGTACGCAATCTCATCTTCTTGACCATTTTTTGATGTTTTATATGTCCAAACATTATATCTTTGACCATATTCTTCTATGACTTTCTTTTTCCTCTCAACCATAGTCCCATCAACTTGTCTTGATGTATTTTTACCCCAACTTCCAACTTGGCCTCCATACACATTTTTTCTATCTTTAATTGAATTAAATGTTTTCGGTTTACCTTTTGAAAAAACGAACATATATTCGAATATTTGATGGTAACGATTTGAGGACGGATTCGAAAAATTATTCTTCATGTAGATCATAGTGTCGTGAATATTAAATCCAAGTTCTTTAAAGAATAAGGCTTGTCTAAAAGATGTTCCAGTTTCACTTCCTTTTTCCGTCCCATCACCTACAACCCAAACAACAACACCACCAGGTTTTGTTACCCTATAAAGTTCTTTGGCAATATTTTCAAAATCGAAAGAATATCCATTAAATTCAGTTTTCTTTCCTGTAATATGATTATTGTATGTTCTTAAGTCATCATATGGGGGGGAAGTGACTGTCAAATCAATATTATTATCGGGTATTTTAGACAATGTTTCTAAACAATTTTCATTGTATATCTTATTTATTTCTATCATATTTTTCAAAAAATTTTTTGGAGGAAATTGATTTATTTTTACCCAATGGTAATTTCATAATATCCTCTTTAGTTAATTCAATTGTATTAATTATTCCTTCTTCAATTAATCTCTTATCTATAAGTACAAACTGATCCACAGAAAGTAATTTTTCTGAGAATCCTTTTTCAGTGACTTTTCTACCAAAACCAACTTCTTTAGATGACGCAAAACTAACTTTGTCAGTTATAGTTCTTATCTCACTTTTACTGTTGTTTTTTTCTTTAACATCAAAAGATGAATTTTCTTTTTCTCTAACACCATTATTAGAATTTTGATGTAAAAATTCTCCAATTCTACCTAACATTCTTCCATCGTTAAACATTTCAATAGTTTTATCTATTGGTAAACCAAATCCTTGAGCAATCATTACCCAATTCAAATTATATGTGTTCATTCCCCTCATAAAACAAAACTACAAATAATATTTCAAATTACAAAACTTTTGACACATTATTTTCTTTACGAATTTTAACAACGTGTTCTCCCCACTGATTAATTAGGTTAGAGTGGGATATAATGAACACTTTCTCAAAGTAATTTTTTACTTTAATAAAGAACTCGTATAACATATCATAGTTATCGGGAGACACCTTACCAAACACCTCGTCCATCACGACCAAATTTGGTGTAGGGAGCGTACAGATCTTAGTCAATACCGATCTTAAAGCTAGTGAAGCAATAGTTTTTTCATAACCTGAACCACTTGTCATAAGTTTTTCAACACCAGTACTGTTATCAATCATCATAAACTCAACCTCATTCTTATCGTTGATTCTGATTTCAAGTTTGAAGTAGCAAGAATCTTCCATAAGTCTTTGTAATTCTGAATTAATCAGCGGCATCATAGTTTTCATTATGATTTTAGAAACTCCATTTTTACCATAAGCTTCCAAGTATATCTTATAGATTTTTTCTTTTTCCTCTTCTTCTTTGATTTTAACAATCATTTTTTTGTTGTTATCAATCTTTTCATTTAACGAGGTAATTGAAACTTTGTTACCAGAAATTACGGAATTTATTTTTGTTTTTTCTCTTTCAAGTTCTTCAAGTCTTGAATCAGCCTTGATTAGTTGTCCGTCAATCTTTTGATTTTCTTGGATCTTGTCTTGGATTTCTTCCCACCTTTTAAGTTTGTCTTTTAACGCACTTATTTTCAAATCACAACTTTCAACTGAGATCTCATACTTTTCTTTAACAAGTTTGTTTTTTTCATACTCATCAAACTCTTTTTTTAACTGAACAAAACTTTGTTCTTTGCGGGATAAATCCTGCATAAGTGTCGTTTTTGTGTTTTTTTGCACGATTAATCCATCAAGTTCTGCAATTTTAGCATTTGTGATTGCTGCGTTCATTAATTCAATACCACAGTGTTCACACTTGATTCCACCTTCTACTTCAGATTTCAATTTGTTGATTGATGAAATTTCGGTATCAATCTGAACGATCTCTTTGTAGACCTCATTATATTGTTCTTTAACCTCATCGTGTTTGTCCTCATGATAAAACTCACTTGGTTCAACTACTTTAAGTTCGTTGATTTTAGAAACGTAACCTTTCTTTTCAAAATCAATCGTGTTGATTTCTTCTTGAGTGTTGGTTGGGTTTAATCTACTAATTTCTTGGTCAATGTTTGTATGTTTCTTTTTCAACATGTCATCACGATAGTTTTTACCTTTCGTAATTGCATCTTCAACATTTGTTAATTCTTTTTGAATTTCATCAATTTGAGTTGTAAGTGTCCCAATTGATTCTTCGTGAGTAGTAATATCATTTTTCAATTCTTCAGATGAATATATGTTTGACAACTTTTGTTTTGAAAATTCTCCGTAGATTTCTTTAGCAACCTCCTCTTTCTTTTTCAAAAACTCAAGACCCATAAATCTTGATAGAACCTGACCACGAGCCGTTGGTTTTGACTCCAATAATTCTTCAAGGTTTGATCCTGTTGTAAGAATGGTCATTAAAAAGTCTTCTTTGGTTCCAATTGAGGTTTTGATGAAAGCTTCAGTTTCTCTTCTTTGTTCTCCTGTAAAGTTTAATAACGTTCCGTCAGATAGTTTTTTAAAAAAGTCTAATTCGGTTTTAACATTCCATTCACCTTTCTTGGACATCTTTCTTTCAATATTTCTAACAATAACATATTCTTCACCATCAATTGTGATTTCACCTTTAACATGAACTTTGTCTTTGTTTGAAAATCTGTTGAATATTTCTTCAGCCTTTGTTGTCTTTGTTGTTTCGTTAAAGAACAAGAACATTAAAAGATCCACCGTCAATACGGTTTTACCACCGAAGTTTGGTGGATCTGACTCTACCACCACAATACCATTTAATTTATCAAAATCTAATTTTTGATTTTCACCGTATGATAAAAAGTTTGAGAACTCAATGTTTCTAATATACCACTTCTTAAACTGAGATTGGTTTTCCTCATCACCATTCATTTTGTTTTCAACCATTTTGTTGATCCCAAAAATATCATCAGTCTTATCTTTATGTCCTTTTGACTCAATAAAGTTCTTTAATAGATCCAATTGGTAATTCGCATCACTAATGTTTACTGAAACATCAATAGATTGCATTTCATCAGTTTGCACCGTTTTAGCTTTGGTTAAAACGTTAACATTTGTGGTGTTGTATTTTTTCGAGAAGTAATGTTTTACACTTTTGATTTTATCTTGTGTAAAGTTTTCTGGTAAATCTTCCCATACAACTTGTATTATGGGATTTTTAAAGCTTGGAAAGTCCAAATCTTTTATCATGATTTTGTAGTTAAATAATTTCAGTGGATTAAATAAATCCATTTTTATTCTTCAGTAGGTATTTCTCTATCTTCAATTGTATAACCCGTACTATAATACTCAGGTTCAAATTCTTTGTTAATTTTCGCTGACTCCTCTTCATTTGGTGTAAATTTGAATGCGTGATCGATAGTTTTGTGTTCAACAACTTCATAATTTATTTCGTTTCCTTGGACTTCGACCTTTATTTCATCATCTTTTAATTTATTCAATTGTTCTTGTAATAAAAGATCAAATGCTTTTTGCGTTTCTGATTTTTGTTGTTTAATTTTTGCGTTTCTTTTTGCAACTTTTGCTCTGTGTTCTTTAGCCTTCTTACCCATTTTATTTTTTTTTATTAATTATTACTCGGTCTATTTTCTTCAAACCATTCAATTATTCCGTTAATTGCCCATACAGCCCCTGCTGAGACAATACCGTCAAAAAACCAAGAATACGAAATTGGTGTGTTGAACATATGATTTGTAGGTGAAAAAATCAATAAGGACAATACAAATCCACCCCACGTTGAAAAGCAAAGTGGACAGTTAATTAATCCTGATAAAAATTTACCTATTGGTTGTAATGGTAATAATTCATTATTAGCCCATCGGCCTAAAAAATCTCTTAATCCTTGGAATATTGATCCGTAAACCATAATATTCATTAGTCCATAACTCATAATGAACCATACTAAAACTTTTGTTATCATACTCGTTTGTTTAAATTTGATCCCCTGAGTAGATAAGCCTGATTTTGGTTACCATTCAAAAGGTCTCGGTTTATTTTTTCTAATTGTTTTATTTGTTCGTTCTTTTGTTGTAGTTCAGTTCTTAGATTTTGTAATGTCTCTTGAAGTAGTTTTGCTTTGTCATTACCTTTTGAAATGTATAAACTTCGTCTAAGTTCATCTATTTCTTCATTCTTTTTAAACATTTCATTTTCCAAGTTTACAATTATTTCGCCAAGTTCATTTTCAGTTGTTTTGTCACTAATATATTCTATTTTTGTGACAACTTTTTCGACAGGTATTTCTTTAAGTACCTCAACTATTTTTTCAACTTCAACGATTCTATCAACAGAAACCTCAACAATTTTTTCCACCTCTTTTATCACTTCAACAGGTATTTCGTTTTCCGCCCATTTTTTTTGTTCCACCCCTGTTTTTAAGTTTTTTTCACTATCATTGAGTGTTTTTTCTAAAAGTCCATATTTTTTAATATCAAAACCTTGTTTAAAACATAGATACATAAAGTTATCCACATCTTCAATTTCTTGTGATTCACAAAAGGCAGATACCGCCAGCATTATTTCTTTATTAAAGATTTTGAAGTTTTTCAATTCCATTTTCGATATCTTCGAATGATTTTATTTTGAACTTTAAAAATGGTTTCGGGTTCGGTAGATCAACATAAGAATATTCTTTTGTTTCAACATCATAAATTCCATATCCATGTCGTTCAATATTTTCTCCGATGTTTTGTTGGATTGGTGATCCGATCATATAACCCTTTCCTGTTTTGAATTGGAACTCTTGTCGTTTATGAATATCACCACATAATACAGTTTCAAGTCCATCAAACTTTTCAACATCATACGCTTCTTGACCGAAGTCAAATCCAAGATCGGTTTTCATTCCTTGAATTGGTCCATGAAACAATCCAATTCGTTTACCTTTAGATTCTGTAATATCAGGTGGAATATTTCCTTGGTATTGTGAATACACACACCAACTAATATTATCATCTTCATACACACCACGGTCTTTGTAGTAAACAATATTTTTACTATTAAGTGATTTAATTATTGGTGATAGTGCGTCCAATCGTTCTGTATTATTTACCAAGAAGTCGTGGTTACCTGGTATGATAATTGTTTTACAAATGAATGAACATTCAGTTAAAATCCAACTAACCATTTCAATAAGTTCAGGTGTCATTTGATTTTTAGAATGAACAAGGTCACCAGTAAAAACAATCCTATCAGGTTCCAATTCTCGCCATTGTTCAATTGCAGTTTCTAAGATTGACTTGTAAAGATCGTGGTCTTTAAATAGTCTGATGTGTAAATCCGAGAAATGAACTAATTTTTTAATCATATTATTTTTCAATTCTCATATTTGTATTTGCGATTGGTGCTCTAAACACAGGAATTGATGTGTGTGAGTCCTCATCAACTTTTTTCATGACTTCGTAAAAACCAAGTTCACTACATTTAACGGTTGATATATTTTCGAAAGTTAATAATACATTTGATTTTCCTATTGAACCTTCTAACAAGGTTACATCTTTTGTTGTTGTGTTAAAAATTAATGTTTGCATTTTAATCGTTTAATTGTTGTTTAGTTTCACAATAGACCTCAAATGGTGGTGAATATGGGTCTGTTTTTGGAAATGGGTTAATTGGAACTGGAATTTGTTCATACCTATGAATTGATGGTTTTGGATTTTCATCTTCAACCATATTCATTTTTTCAACTATAGGTGTAATATCTATGTGTTTGTTTTCAAGTTTACCATGTAGGTATCCTTCTAACCAAATATAAAATTCTTTATAACTTAACATATTAAATATATTTCCATTTATAACCACCAGCGGTTTTTGTTCTATTTTGTAAACAATTGACAATTGATGTTCTCAAAATTTTAGTTTCAATTGATGCTTGTTTAGTATTACTATAAGTTTTTTTTCATATTATCGTCAAGTGTAGACTGAAGTATTTTTATTCTCTACAATATAAAGTCGCAAGTATCATTCTTGCAAACTTGAAGTGTTTAACTTTGTTTAACTTCAAACCGTACATTGAAGCAATGCTTTGCAAATATGGTTTAGCTTCGCTTATGGTCATTTTTCCAATTTCCATTAGTCTATAAATAATTCAAAATCACCATTAACGTGTCCGCATTCGTTACACATGTATGTTGGAAATGGAACAATCGTGTCTTCAGAACTTCCTGTTAGTAATTTTGGAACTTTTTTTAACATCGTTATTTCTTTAAAAAACTTTGAACCACACTTTTCACATTTGATCGTTTGTTGTTGTCGTAAGTCAATTTTGGGTCTAATAATTTCGTCGTTCATAATTTTTTTTATTTAAAATATAGTTTATTTTTTAAGTTTAGTCAAATATTGTTTCATGTCCATTTCGAGAATTGTATTCATAGTTTTCTTAGAAACTCTGTGTTCATGGTATTCTTTTTTATCAGTTAACAATACAATAATACACCCCAATAATTGAATATCCTCGTATTTAGATCCTTCCAACATTTTCAACAATAATTTACCATAAAAAGGTAGTTGAGTGTTGTAGTGGCCAAGAGCGTTATCAAATAGATCATGAAATGGTGATTTCATTTTTTTTGTATATCGTGTGGTTTCAAAGTTCTTAGGTTTATTACTTTTCCAATCAGTTATTAAAATACCAACTTTTCCGTTTGTTCCAACAACTAACCAGACCTTATCGGGTTGACCAGTATATCCAAGTTCAGGATGACCTAACACTATCTCCGTATCAATCAACACACACCCTCTTTCTTTTAGAAGATCAATATATTTTTTACCTGCAATAATCATAGAATCACTTTTAATGATCTGTTCAGGGTCACATTGAAATATTGGTTGACGAACCTGTTTTTCGATACCAAACTCTTTAAGAGTGTGTTCCTCTAAAATAAAGTGACAACGAGAACCTAAGTTAGTTGATTTTCTACCGGCTTCAGCCCACTCTTCCATTAATCTTTTAGCTCCATCTACATCCCAACCTGCCTTGTTAAACGCGGCCTGCTCTGTTGGAAAGTCGTCGTAGAAAAGTTTCATGACTTTTGAAACTGATGGAAAATCACTTCTCAATTTTCCCTTCTCATCTAACATCGTATATGTGTGACTTTCTTCTACAAAAGTTATCTGAAACTCTTTTTGTCTTTCAGACAAGATATCTCGTATTTCTTGTGCTATTTTTTTTAAATCCATTATCTTATTATATAATAATATTCATTTTTTATTTCACCCCTAAGATCGGCAATATCTTTTTCGTCAGGTAACTTTATTAATTTAATTCTACCCCATAATTCACCACCATGTAACTCGTGATAAAGTTTCACCGCATTTTCCCATGCGTCGGCATCCAAACAGATAATAATATTCCCTTTGGCCTTTTGGTAGATTGTTTCGAACAAAAGTTCTGACATATGTTTACCTAACATCGGAATCGCATTGTCTAAAAACAAACCATCAAAGGCCCCCTCAACCAAATAGATATCACGATCCCAATCAATAAGGTTTTCCCAAAATATAATTTTGTCTTTTTCTGCTTCAGGATTTTTATATTTAGCTCGAGCCATCGGGTTCCAACTTCTGGCTATATAATAATTCAATTCACCCTTACTATCGTATGATGGAATCACAATACGACCAGCGTGATCACCTTTATCACAAAAACCAATTTGATATTTTTCGATCATATAATCGGTAATTCCCCGATTATATAAATAATTTAACGCAGCTTTTCTAACAGGATAAACAGGACTTGAATCTTTGAACAAAGTGTATCTATCGGGAAGTCTTAGTTTTTTTTTGGGTTTTTCTCTTCTAAATACCGTTTCAGGTTTTAATACTTGATATAGTTTTTTTTGTTTTTTATTTCCATATTTGTCAAATAATTTCCCGAGTGACCCTCGAGTACCTTCACTATCAGAACAACTCCAACACTTGAACACGTTGTCTATATAATTGACCTCTAAATTATGTTTATTTCTATCGTCATCACATACAGGACAGTTAAAGGATATTTGCCCACGATTGGGGTAGTGGAGTCCGTGCTCCCCCAAAACATCCTCTAATAACTCAACTAAAGCATCATTTTCATCCATCCTTTATAATATAGTCATAAACTTTTTATCAATCAACTACACAAAGTTTTATCATTTTTTATATTTATTATTGACATGCCAACACAAATTACTGTTAATTTTTCGGGTGGTTCACCTCCATTTGATATTTATACTTGTGATACGGGTTACACGACTTGTATTTATGTAGACACGGTTGGTTTTGGAGAATTACCATATTCGTTTGACCTTCCATTTGTTTTGGAGGGTATGTCTTCTGTTGGAGTAAAGGTAGTTGACAGTAATGATTGTTTTGCATCAAATAATTCAATAATAGAATATGGCAAGTTGTAATAATTTAGGAGTATTTGCACTTGACACTTCAGCTAGTCTAAATCTTTGTCTTTCAGCCCAAACAAATAATGTTTATGGTGATAGTTTAGTAGTTAGTAAGGGAGTTTATTTAGACTCAGGATGCACAATGGCTTTAACAACAATTTATTTAAGTAATGGTATTAACTTATATGAAACGAATTCTATAGGAGAAATTATAGGTATTACAGGATGTCCTTGTAATTATTTAGGGACTTTTTCATCTGCCTCAGATCCTGACACAAGTTGTTTAGGGCCATTTATATTTGAGGTATATGGTTCAAACCTAAATATCGGAAAAACTCTATATTCGAACTCTTCATGTACAATTAATTATATTACAACTTTTTTATCCGACGGTGTTAACGTGTACAGTGTTGATTCAGTAGGAGTTATTGATACTATTTACGGTTGTTCGTGTGGAGCATTTGTTTGTGTTCATAACGACACCGTTTATGACGACCAATATCAGTTTGCAGGGGTTTTCGATAGTCAAAACTATTACACAGGACAAACAACCAATTTTAACATATTTTATTCATCAAGTGAATCTCGTTGGTGTTTAGCCCAAAACCTTGGCGATCCTTGCGATCAGTTTGGTCCCTTTGGAAGTACTTCGTCCTGTCCTGATTTTGATGACACGGTTGCCTATACAGGATTTTGTGTAACGACCACTACTACAACAAATCCTTGTGTTGATTTTGATTTTGATGCGGTTTTTGATTGTTATGTACCGCCAACTCCAACTTTGACTGCAACAAACACGCCAACTCCAACGCCAACTCCAACACCATCAACATCTGCAATTTGTGGTGGACTATCTATTGATGTATCGGTAAGTGGTTACACACCAACCCCAACGCCGACATATAGCCCCACCCCAACCCCGACAAGTCAAATTAAGCGAAACTGTAATTTTAGTGGTGAAGTTGTATTTAATACATTCAATGAAATACTTCAATGTGCAAATAGTAAAAAATTTAAAGATTGTTTCACGGGTCAAGAGTATTTTTCTTCGGATTTAATTTTAATATCAGAAACAACTTCGAAACCTAAAGAAGGTTACGTATATAATGCAATAATAAACAATCAAGGACGTTGTGTTATTTATGAAGGGTTATTTGAAAACATAAGTGGTGTAGATGACGTAATTCTTAAAAATGAAGTTGGTTCTAGAATCGATGGGTCCTGTTTACAATGTATTCCAAACCTTTCTGCGACCCCAACTCCAACTCCAACACAGACTCCAACACCTACTCCTTCGACGACACCATGTGTATTAGTTAGATGGTATGTTGCAAACAATAGTCTAAACGAAATTAAATATGTTTATTATAATTGTGGTGAAGAATTGACTGGCGGACTAAACGCCTATTCCTCCCTCTATGTATGTTCGAGTTCCACCCCAACATCAAACTCTCCCAACTTCACTGTAACATCATCTCAAACAATTTGTTAAAAAAAATATCGTCCAAAAGGACGATATTTCAAATTATCGGTATTTAAAACGATATTATCTTCGTCTTCTAAAATATCTTGATTCCGACATTGTCTCCATATCCATATCCATTTTGTTTTTACCCCAATTTGGATTTGGTCTTTGACTTGCAATGTCCATATCATTTTTTTCACTTCTAATTGCAAATTCCAATTCTTTCAAGTCAGACATAATTTCATCTGGTGTTCTTGCACCCAATGTACCACCTCTTTCTTCTAAAAAACTTCTCAAAAAGTCCATAGCACTTCTTTGTTCTGTTCTTTCATCTTCCATTTCAAAAATGGTTCTTTTAACTATTCTTGATAAATCTCTTTCTGTTAATTTAACTATTTTTTTCATATTTTTTTAATTATAAATATAGAGGTAATTGAAAAATTTTTTAATTCCAAATTTTTTTGTATCTCATAAATCCTAAAACACAAGTATAGGCATCTGTTTGATCAAAATTTTCTTTTTTAAGTGTATTGTTTTTAGTATAATGCCAAGTAATCTGAGGTTCTCTTTTAGCCACCTTTTCCCAAATTATTATTTTTTTATCAACATCTTTAGGTAGTCCACCAAATAATACAAATTTCTTTTTATCATTTTCTTGGACCAATTCAGGAAATGCAAATTTTCTTGAATTATAAGTTGAAATAAATTCAGGAACTATATCTAAAACATTATAAATTTCTTTAAAAATAAAACTATTGAATCTAAGAAGAGTTTGTATTGTATGAAGATTGTTAGAATTCAAAAGTGGTTCTTCTATTATCACTCTAACTATACCTAAATTTTTATAATATTTTAATTTTTCGGCAAATATTTCAGACTTAAGTATAAGTTCTTTTAATTTTTCGTCTTCTTTTTCCATTTTGGGTCTTGGTGAAACATGTGTAAGTTCCAAAAGATCTTGACTTTGAATATCGAATAATGCCCAACCAATAGTGCGGGTTGAAACGTCAAGTCCTAATATTTTAGGGGTGTTTTTTAATTTTGTGTTATTCATTTAAATTTTCTTAGAAAGAATTTTCTTATTTGCATATAAGATTCAAAATTTTAACTCACCGTAAAGTTCGGTAAAAAGTTTAAATTGTAAAGTTTCCGATTAAATATCTAATTTAACAAAATATTGTTGAATTCCCTGTCTCAAAACTGGCGATTGCATTTTGGACATTATTAAAACATCTTTGTTTTCATCCATCAATGCAATTTCCGTAATGTAAGATGGTGTTCCGAAAGTCCAAGTTGGATTTTGCGAAATTATGAATTCATTTACGCTCAAATTAATTTTATATTTCATTTCGTAAATTGTTGCTTGGATGTCTGTTTCCAAATTTCCATAAAAATAGTATTCATCCCCGAAATTTAAATTTACTCCACTTGCACCGTTTGGTACTAAACTTACATAATCATTTAAGTCATAATAAGGTGCCGAGTAATAGTTTTCTGAAGTGATTACAAATGTGGTTGCTGTAAGAGATTCTTGAGTTACAAACCCATTTATAAAATCATTTTGTATCTGACTTGTAAAATCTATCATCCTCCATAAAGTAGGGTCAGGTCTTACACCTGTTGGTCTAATTTGTGCTAAAATTTGAAATTCTTGAGCGTAAAATCCAGCAGGGACAACACATGTTGGACATTGAGTTGTGGTTGTTGTTGTGTAAGGATAAAATGTGGTGGTAGTTGTTGTGTTAGGATAAATTGTGGTGGTAGTTGTTGTGGTTGTTGGTGAATATCCAGGTTGAACTAAACATGGAAATTCACCACCAAATCTTACTGCAACATTTTTTGGTGTGTCTGGTGTGCAAATATTTTCAGTTCCCACAACACTCGTGTAATAATTACTATGTAAAGAATTTGTGAATGTATTGGTATTTGACAGTCTATAAGTAACCCATAATGTTTCTGCTCCTCCAGTTAAAACACCTGTAGTATTCGAGGTTCCACAAGTATTCGGTGTAATCAATGAAACTTGTGGTGCTGGTAGAGTCCAGTTTCTGTTTGATTTATTGGATAATGCCGCAACCAATTCTTCGTCATCAATGATGATTAGTTTGGAATCGGGATATACTTTTCCAATTCTACTTGGCAAACCATTAGATTGTGCAAATGTGTCCCACAAATTATAATATCTAATACCAAGTTGATTCATCTGTTGTGATATTTTAGACTTAGTAAATTGTACTTGAAATAAATTTTGATTTTCGAATCCTGGTGGATCAACAAAAAAAGTTTGCCCAAAACAACATTCAGGATTTTTATGCCACATTATTGTTGGCATGTAAAGTTTGAAATTTCTTGCTTGGCCTTGCGTATTTTCGGGATTCGTAAAATCATAAGGTTCTAATGCAAATTTTTCACCATAAAAAAAATCAATTGTTTGATTGGTATAATGAATAATTGCGATTGCTTTTTGTTCTTCAGGTGTCACTACAATTTTTTCTTTGAAAGAATTATAGTAATAAACATCATCGGTAGAACTTTGACCCTTTGATGAATTATAACCAAAGTATTCTTTTTGACCTATATAATTTATTGAGCCGAATTTTGTGTAATCTTGGAATTTAGTCGATATCAAACCAGCAGGGCTTTCAGTCCACGGAATATTCATATTCCATATTTTAACATCAAACTGATCCGTATCACAAACAGATTCAAAATCAATAACATTTTTATTCCAATGTGGTTCAGGAGTAAAACTATCATATATTGGAACCATCTGCGGGGGATAAATTAAAGTTCTTGCCAAACAATCGCTTGATAAATTAGTAAAGTCAGGTGTATTTCTGTCTAATGTTAATAGGTTACCGCAAACATCAACAATTTTATAAGTAAGAATTGAAAAACAACTAACGACATCTTTTATACAATCTGGTGGTTGAGGTATTGGACATTGAGCGCTTGGTGTGGGTGTTAAACATGGAGTATGTGTCGGTGATGGTGTAGGTGTAGGTGACGCACATGGTTCTGATAATGTGCTTGTAGGAGTGGGTGTTGGTGTTGGTGTACTGTAAAGGGATGGTGTTGGTGTTGGTGTTGGATAATTACTACAAACACAATCAGTTTTTGCCCTACCATCGTAATAAATTGTTATAAAATCACCAACATTCGGGGTGTTGTTGTTTTGAACGTTACAGTCCATTTTTTCGACCAAAATTTGATTTGTTCCTTTAAGAGTGGACATATTAACCACATAATTTGGAGTTATGACATACGAATTATTTACAAGTGCCTTCCAATCTATTGTAG